ATGAGATGTCTATCAAGTCTATTGCGACTAGAGAGTCTTTCTTGACGTCTTTCTCGTGGCCAACGTCAGCTGTTGGGGAAACCGGACTCTGGTTCTCCGCAGTGACGCCCACGTTGTGGAACTTTGTGTCAGGTACCTTTCCACAGCCCGAATTACATATGACGGCATGTGGATATGCAGCGATGCCATTCAATGAGTGGAGAGGTACCATGAAGTTCCGGTTCCAAGTGGTTTCTTCAAACTTCCACAAGGGGAGGTTGAAGATAGTCTATGATCCTCATTATTTGTTGACCAATGAGTATGTAACAAACTACACGCACATAGTAGACATTTCTGAGGAAAAGGACTTCACAGTAGAGATCGGTTGGGGTACCAACAGACCTTTCCTGGGCACTTGGTTTCCTGGAATAGAAGGGAGCGTCACCGATCCACCCTTTGGGGTGACCATTGGGGACGTACCCCTGAAGCCCGATAAGAGTAACGGGGTTCTTGGGGTCTAGGTGGTGAACAATCTCACAGTTCCATCTGACGTGGACAATGACATTGAAGTCAATGTATTCGTTAGTATGGGTGATGATGTTCAGTACAGAAACCCTTCTGATTGTTTGGCTAAGTACTTCTGGTTCTCGGAACCAAATGCAGCAGTGGCTCAGGTGGAACCACATGCTGGTGACGAGATGGCTATGGTGGACGGTGAAAACACCACCGAACCCAACAAGCCGATGGACCAGGAGTCTGATGAAAGTATGGGCAATGCCCTCAAGCTGGATGATGCGTATGATCACGTCTTCTTTGGAGAAACTATTGTCTCCATGAGAGATTTGGTCAAACGTTTTTGTTACCACCACCCGTGCATTCGTAGTGCTACGGAAGCGAAGCGCTGTAACTTTGTGTTGCAGATGTCTTCTTTCCCGTTTCACCGTGGATATGTACCGGGTGGCATAGATGATGTTGCCAAAGGCAAGTACAACTATGGCATGATGACTTTCATCAATTTTCTCGTACCCGCGTTTGCGGGGTGGAGAGGGGGCATTCGATGGAAATCGAATATGTCTTTACTCTCGAATCCCGCTCCTGTTGTAGGGGACATTCAAGTGGCGCGCCTTCCAGGCACCACTGTCCCCTATTCAGCAGGTGAGATCGCGATGGGTATATCGTCGGACAAGTTGGACAAGTCCATGATGATACAGGCTAACCAGACTACATTGGCTGGTGGCACTGCGTCGAATTATGCAGTTTGCCCAACTATGGAGTGGGAGATTCCCTACTCCAATCCGACTCGGTTCTTGCCTGGAGGCAGAGCCAATTACACCACAAACCAGCTTAAGGGGCAGTATGCTCCTACTGGAATGGCTTATCAGATGGCGTATGCACGCTTTGCTGATAGCACAGTCCAGATTAAGCTGTATTGTGCTGGCGGAGAAGACTTTACTACATTCTTCTTTATTGGAGCACCACCCATGTTTTACAACGTGTCCATTCCGTTTGCGTAGTACCGCTTCCTTACATAGAAGGAAGGGATAAATCCCAGGGGTGGCCCCTGGGTCGCCGTGGATGAACGGCGGGAGCGATGCTCCAACACCACACTTTAAGTATAGTGCTAGGTTCAAGTTGGAGCTTCGGTTCCAATGGAATTTCCCTAGGC